GCCTTAAACAGTAGAGCAGCTTCGGAACAACTTGTGCTGATTCCTTTCAAAATATCAGGAACAACAATAACAACGGGCACCGCGCCACTTATTGTTGACGCACTAGGTAACACTAGAGCTATTGCATCCACACTAAGTAACGGCACTTACGTTCTAGGCGCACAAGGAAGCCGCACGGCCAATTTACCAGTGTTCACTTCAAATGGTGACGCTATAGCAGCTAAAGGAGTAATTGCGATACCCCCCGGCATAACGTCCACTTTTGTCCCGTGGCCTGTTGCGGGAAATCGGGTTGTTTTTATTCAGACCGCCGACGAAGGCGCGTCTAGTACTGTGAAAAAATTCCGCCTACTCAACGTGGAAATTGCATCGTGAAAATCCTAATCTACAAGTCAAACATTCTTGCGGTGGGCAACCTTACGGAAACGGCTGACGCCATTACGTCCTCAGATGCCGTCTATCCCAAGCACGTTATTTCTGGCTGGCAGATCGTGGAGGCTACGCTTCCAGCAGACTATGCGCCGGGGAAGTATTCGTTTAACGCAGGGGTGTTTTCCATCATTCCTTTTTCTGCAACCCCAGAGGAACACAAGGCTAAAGCTATTGAGGTTCGTGAGGCGCGGAATTTGCTAATTTCCAAGTGCGACTGGACTCAATGCGCGGACGTTAGCGCAGTTGTTAAAGATAAATGGGCTCCCTATCGTGCGGCCTTGCGGGATGTTCCACAGCAAGCCGGATTCCCGTTCTCGGTTATTTGGCCAACTTAAAACCCGCTACCACCTAACATGGCCGACATTAAAACAGGAAACATCCTCGCTGACGCAGTTGCCGGATATGGGCAAACGACGGATGCTGTCCGTGATCGCATTGGCACGGAGCGGGCGGTGGGGCGGGAGCGGCTTCAGGGCACCACTGAGGCTGCGCTAGGGATGATTGATGAGCAGGCGTTTCTTGCTCAACACCCTGAGTTTCAGGAGGGGTATGACCGGGAAAAGGCGGCGGGCGCAAATGTAAGCAACTGGCTTGAAGATGCCATTAGGGAGGCGTCTTACATTAGGCCGGGCGATGTTCCTCGTTCTGGGGGCATTGCTGACACGCTGGGAGCCGTTGCTGGAAGGCTTGGAGCCACTGAGAATGCCGCGAATACGGCTGCGAGGGCGGCTGGTGCAGCCGACGTAACAGCCCTTTCTCCACAGCTTGCGGCAGCCTACCGCGCAAACAATTCTGAGTTATTTGGGGCTCTAGGCAAGGCCGAGGGCATGGTGGACAGCGGAGACCCCTACGCGGCCTATCGTGGGGCTGTTCTAGGGCAGCAGGCGGTGGGTCCAGCGGCAACGCAGGGCTACGGGGCTAGTTTGGCCGCTTCGCAGGGTTATGGGGCTACAAACGCCACCTCTCAGGGTTATACGTCTAGAGATGCCACCTCGCAGGGATATACGGCAGAACAGGCTGCAATGCGGGAATATGCCGCAAACCAAGCCGCAAGTCAGGGATATACGGCGGCAAACGCCCGTGCGGTTGAAGATGCCAACGCCCAGATGATCGGGCGGGGCTTGCTTGGACAGTCGCTTTACCAGCAGGGTCTTAACGCTGGTCCTAGTGGCGCGGCACAAACCCTTCAGCAGCGGGCGCAACAGCTTGCAGCTTCTACGGGTCAGCTTTCACAGGAGGAACTTCGTTCCATTCAGCAGGGAAGCCGTGAAGCATTTGCTTCTCGCGGCCTTGAGATGTCCAACCCTGCTATTTCTGGCGAGATTGGGGCTCGTATTGCTGCTCAGCGTGCCCGGCAGATGGAAGACTTGCAGGCGGCTGCTGCGCTTAATCAGGCTTACACGCAAGACCTTACGGCAAATCGTGGCTTTGCTACGGGTCTTTACGGGCAAGATGTCTCCCTTCAGTCCCAGAATCAAAGTGCGGCGCTTCAAGTGGCATTGGCTAAACAGCAGGCTGGGCTCTCGCTTTCGTTGGCGGATCAACAGGCACTTAACGCCTCCAGCCAATTCGGGGCTAACGCGGCAAACGAACAGGCTCGTTTTAACGCGCAATCTCTAAACGCGGCGGGTCAATTCAACGCCGGATCGTTTAACGAACAGGCCCGGTACAACGCACAAGCGGTTAACGCTGCAAGTCAATTTGGAGCTAGCGCGGCCAATCAAGCCTCGCTCTACAATGCTCAATCGGACAATACCGCTGCCCAATTTGGTGCCAGCGCATACAATCAAGCCTCGCTTCAAAACTCTCAGTTGGGTAGCGCGGCCAGCCAGTTTGGGGCATCGGCTGCTAATCAGGCGTCGCAATACAACGCCGGATCGATTAATCAGGCGAGCATGTTTGGCGCGAACGCGGCTAATGAGCAGGCTCGTTACAATCAACAGCTTGCGGCCCAACAGCAACAGCAAGGGATTACCAACCTTGGCTTGCTAGGCCAAACCACGATGGGGCAGACGGAGTCCAATCGCAACTATCAGATGAACGTCGCCGGGGGCTACCAGAATGCCGCCTATGACCCGTCTAGCCTTGTCCTTGGGCAGCGGAGTAATGCGATGCAGAACGCTGGTGGGGTGTATAACGCTGCTGCTGGAGCCAACCCTGACTTCTCGGGTCAGCTTGGTCTTGTTACGGGCGTTGCAACGGACGCTAACATGACGGCATTTAATGCCGCTGAAAACGCCCGCATTGCCAAGATGAACAACAAAGCAGCTATCACGGGGGCTCTCCTTGGAAGCGTTGGCCAGATACTTGGAGGCCCAATAGGTGGTCAAATCGGCAAGAGCATTGGCGGGGCTATGAGTGGTGGTGGGGGCGCAAAATCAACCGCAGGCATGGACATCTTTACCTAATGGCTTACAATCCCGGCATTCAAGACAGAAGCGGAGAGCTTCTAGCCCAAGGCATTTCGCAAGGGTTTTCCTCGCTTACGCAAGGCGTGGAGCGTTATTACAAGAAGAAGGAAGAGAAGGAGATTCTGGATTCTACGGTGTCTTCTCTTATGTCGCGGGCCTCAACCAGCCCAAAGCTTGCTCAGTATATTGGTGGGGTTGATATGTCAGACAAAAATGCTGTGCGGGCTGGCGTTCTTGCTGCTGGTGGCGGGGATGCTATGGCTGGGGCAAGAATGCTCCGTCAATCGTTGCAACAGTTTGGCGAGTTTGAAAGACAAGAACAGAAAAGGGAAGAGAATCAGAATGCTTTTAACGTTAGTTTGGCTTCATTTACCAATGGTGGGTCTGCATTTGTGCCTGGCGTAAATTATACGCCAGAGCTAGCCCAGGCGCTTTCTACTTTAGAAGCCACTCGTGCGCTGACTAATGACCGAAACAGGGCTCCCGCACCAAAGCTACCAGAAGTAAAGTCTATTAAAGAAACGGGAGCAGATGGACGTTTTTACGATGTCACATACCAATACAACCCAGATGGAACCACAAAAGAATTAGCCAGACAGGAAACGGGCATTCCTTCTGGTTTTAACAGAACACCAACGGGTGACCTTCAACCAACGCCTGGTGGTCCGGCAGCTATCGCGGCGGACGAAAAACTTGCAGCGAGGAATGAAAAATCAGCAGAAAAAGCTGAAGAAACTCGCAAAGCTGTGGCGCGGGCTGCTTCGATGAAGGCAGAGATTTCTCAGGCCGTTCAAACCGTAAATGAGGCAATTGACCTTGTAAGAGGCAAGGCTGGTGGTCCGGTGGCTGGACTCACTCCAATTAGAGCAATTAATGCCGCTTTGGGACAAAGCGATGCAAAGGTTCTTAACTCAAAATATACCACTATTCAAGCGTTTACGAAACTCAATAAACTGTCTGAAATTAGAGAACTTTCAAAAACTGGGGCTAGTGGCCTTGGTAATCTAACGGACAAGGAGGGCGTAGCCCTTGAGTCAAGTGTTGCCTTGCTTGACCCGTCTCTTCCAGAGGAAGAACAACTAGCAAATCTTAAAAAGATTAAAGCTAATTTGATGAGATTGGGCGGCGTTCCAGAACCGGGTCAGCCTGGACGCACAGCAACCCAAGTTGGCCGGTTTACGATTATTCCCCAGCCTTAAAATGCCCGTTTTTTCCATACAGGACAACACTACTGGCCGTAAAATGTTGGTGGATGGAGACAGTCCACCGACTGAACAAGAGGCAATTGAATTGTTTGCTAGTCAACCGGGGCAAAGCCAAATTGCCACCACGGAGCAAAAAGCTAGGTTTCAACCAGAGTTGGTAGCACCAGTTTCCGGCCCAACACCATTTAGGGGTATTACGGACCGGGGTTTTACTAGTTACGCAACTAATCCCGATGAAGCTAGGGCTGAATCCGAGATGGCGCAGCAAAGTGCTCGTAATATGCAAGGAGCGATGGGGTTTTCTGATCCTGTTTCTGCGACGCGCAGCCTTCCTTTTGGCGTTCGGACGAAGGTTGCTTTTGCGCCTACGCCTGAAGAACGCAAAGCAGCCCTTGAAATGGAGTATGGCACGGGGGCGTTTGTGCCAATTTCCTCAAACCGGGCTCTTGTTAGGATTCCTGATGGCAAGGGTGGTCATGAATGGGTAATTGACAATCCTGTTGGGCTAGACGCTAAAGATGTAGCGGAGTTAATTCCCGAGCTCCCAGCCGTAATTACTGGCACTACAGCGGCCATTGCAGCCGTTCCTGGCCCTTCTGGAGCCACAGCCAAGGTAGCGCAGGCTTCTGGGGCTTCTGCCCTTGCTTCCGGCCTTACAGGAGCTCTGCAAGATACCATCTATCGGTCTCTTGTTGGCACGCCAATAGAT